CTGCTGCCGGATGGTGTTCTAGCTCTTGCCAAGGCGAGGGAGGCCAAGGATGGGGCCAAGCCACGTCCTACCGCTGCGAATTGCGAGCCTATCCTGTTCGGGTGGCAGGCAATCCCGGCAGACGCTCGGCAGGTCATCATCACTGAAGGCGAAATCGATGCGCTGTCATGGGCGGCGTATGGGTATCCGGCCATGTCTGTCCCCTTCGGCGGTGGCAAGGGCGGGAAACAGAACTGGATCGAAAACGAGTTCGAGCGGCTGGAGCGGTTCGAGAGGATCTACATTTCGACCGACATGGACCAGCCTGGCGACGAAGCCGCAGCGGAAATTGCGGCCCGTCTCGGACGCCATCGTTGCTATCGGGTTAAGTTGCCGGCCAAGGATGCGAACGAATGCCTTGTGTCGGGCATTGGCGAGTTCGCAATGGGCGAGGCGCTGCAAAAGGCAGAAGCCCTAGACCCTGAAGGATTGAAGCGAGCCAGCGATTACACCGACAAGGTCGTTCACCTGTTCTGGCCTGCCCATGAGGAACGGCAGGGCTATTCCGTTCCCTACGGCAAGATATCGGACAAGCTCCTATTCCGGCCGGCAGAAATGACGCTGTGGAGCGGCGCGGCGGGCTCAGGCAAGAGCCAGATCATTTCCGACTGCATACCGCACTGGATCAAGCAGGGCAGCCGCATTTGCCTCGCCTCACTCGAAATGAAGGGCGAGCAGACCTTGCGCCGCATGTGCAAGCAGACAGGCGGGCTTGACCGGCCAACCGGGCCATTCATCGAACACATACTGGATTGGCTCGACAGGGGCTTGCTGCTCTATGAGCGCGTCGGCAAGGCGGGTGTGCCGGCTTTGTTGGAAGTCTTCGACTATGCCCGCGCCAAGTACGGCTGCGACCAGTTCATCATCGATAGCCTGATGCGCCTTGGCATCGCCCAGGATGATTACAACGGGCAGGAAAAGGCTGTCTTCCAGATTGTCGACTGGACGATCCAGAACAACGTGCACCTGCATCTGGTGGCGCATTCCCGCAAGGGAGAACGCGGGCAAGGAGCGCCGGAAACCGAGGACATCAAGGGCGCAATGGAGATCGGAGCCAACGCCTTCAATATCCTGACGGTGTGGCGCAACCGTCGCCACGAGGAAGAACTAGGCGCAGCCAAGACTGAGGTCGAGCGCCACGAACTGGACCAGAAGCCCGGCGTCCTCCTGAACGTCGCCAAGCAGCGCAATGGCGACTTCGAAGGCAAGGTTGGGCTTTGGTTTAGTCAAGAGACTTACCGGTACCACTCGTCCTTCGATCGCAGCTTGTGGGATCGGCAATATATTCCCCGTGATGAAGTTAAGGAGAATGCCGCATGAATCCGACGGCTGAAGAAATCCGGGTGCTTTTGGACTACGACCCTAAAACAGGGATTTTCCGCTGGCGAGAAAGGACCGGCCGAACATCGCGATTTACGGGCGTCGTCGCTGGCTCGATGTGTCGAAGGCGAAACCGCGAATATATCGAAATTCGCCTGCCACCGCATCGGAAGCTCTTCTTGGGACATCGCTTGGCGTGGGTCTACATGACGGGACAATGGCCTGAAAACCATGTTGATCACATCGATCTAATTGGCACGAACAACGCTTGGGATAACCTTCGCGAGGCCACCAACTCCGAGAACCTGTTCAACCGTGGGAAAACTAGCCGTAACACGTCTGGCTATAAGGGCGTCTGGCTACATCGCAGGCTGGGGAAATGGTGCGCGGAGATTAAGGCGTCCGGGCATCGCCACAGACTCGGCACGTTCGAGACACCAGAACTAGCCGCAGCGGCATATGCGGAGGCCGCGAAACGCCTACATGGCGAGTTTGCGAACGTCGCATGAACCAATCCACCTATCGTTATCACTCATCATTTGACCGTGGCGTTTGGGACCGCGTGTTCCTCAATCGCGGTGAGCAGGAGGCAGCATGAGCGCGAGAAAAAGACTGGAACGTCAATTGGAATGGCGAGAAGGGGCTGCCGGGAAAAAGGCCGCCGGCCTTCGCGGCATGGCAGGGCGTATCAATCTCGAAGAACTAGCCAAGCGCCGGGGAGAGATACCGGACGACAATCGTAGCCTGACCGGGATGGTTATGGGCGATCCGATCATCAATGACCCGCGTTGCCCTTGGCGTCCTCGCGTCAACATGGAGGCGTTGTGATGGCATTCAAGCTCTGGACACGGGAACAGGATGCGCGCGTTGCTGATTTGCTCCGCGAGGGCCTGTCAGCCCGTAAGATCGGCGCTCTAATGGGTATGTCCGGCAATGCCGTCATTGGCCGCGTTCATCGCAACAAGGAATTGGCGGCGATAGGTTTTGCTCGCGCGTCTGGCTGGCCCGGACAGCGTGTTGCGGAACTCAAGAAGCGCAAGAGCCGCGCCAAGCCCGCCAGCGAACTGCGCGTTCACAAGCCTGCCCAGCCGCGCCGCCGCATCAAGGTGGTGTCGCCTTCGATCCTGTTCGAGCATGTGCCCTCAAAGCCACTTCCTGAGCCTTCATTCGTTCCGGGCGAGCGCATGACAGTCGGCAGGCCCATTCACTTGCTGGGCTTCAACGAATGCCGTTGGGCTGTGAACGACGCGGAGAAGGGCGAGATGCACCTGTTCTGCGGCGCGCCATCAGAAGGGCCGTGGTGCGAATGCCATCGTCGTAGATCAATCGGAGCGGGTACATCGAGCGAACGATACGCCCCGCGTGTTTTGCAGGCAGCAGCATGACCCCCGCCATGACGAAGATAGACCCTCGCGTGATATACCTGTCTGGCCCAATGACGGGCTTGCCAGAATATAACTATCCTCTGTTTCGCAAGGTCGCCGGCGAACTTCGAGCGGCTGGACACCGCGTCTACAATCCAGCCGAGTTTCCGCACAAGGGCGACCCGAAGGATTTCCCGATTCGCAAGGCGTTCGCCGCCTATTCAGCGTTCATCTGCCTTGAGGCCGATACCATCGTGCTTTTGCCGGGGTGGCGGGCATCCAAGGGTGTTTCAGCGGAGAAAGCCCTAGCGGAAAACTGCGGGCTTGATGTGATCGAATGGTCCGCCCTATCAGAAGACAAGGAGCAGGGGTGATGGAGAACGACTGGCTCACCGACGAACTGATGCAGCGGGCGGCGAAGGTCATTCAGGACATCGACGGCATTGCCTCTCAAGGCAGCGTCTATGTGGTCAGCAGGGCGCTCTACGAGGCAGAGAAGCGCGGACGGGAGGAAGCGGCGAAGATTGTGGAAAGCCTCGACCCGCTCATTCACGTCCCGCCGGATGATGTTCACGTAAGATTGCCGGCAGGGTATGCCGCCGCCATCCGCTCAGGGCAATAGGAGGCGGGGATGAAGTGTAAGCATCTCAGCATTTCCGACGAGGCTTACTGCAACGATGAGCCAGTCGCAGTCTTCCTGTGCATATGGCCTTCGAAGCACATAGGCACAGCGCCAGCATGGCTCAAAAAGGCTGTCGGCGGCGGTCTAATGGTCCGGCCAGAAGTCGATTGCGTCGGTTGCCCTTGCTTCGAAAAGCAGACGGAAACCGGCAACTAGCCACCACGAGGGACAGCATGAAGGCGGCAAGGACGAAAGCGGCGAAACTCAGGGCTAAGCGAGGCCGGCCAAAGAAGGACGGTGTTCGGGAGCCTAATGGCAGATTGTCACGCTCCGGTGTCGATCACAGCGTGGCGCATGTCGATCCAGTTGAAGCGAGGGCAAGACGTTTGGGCATTCCAGCATCACAGGCTATGGACCAGAAGGCAGGCAGCTTCATCGGGTATCTCAACCTGATCGGCGCACAAGACGGCCTGTCAGAGGCGCAGTACGAGGGCGCTCAACAGTACCTACAGCTTCGCCAGCGTGTTTCCCGCGCCTTGCAGTCATCAGCAGCAGTCTATGACCCAGATGCGCCGGCTGGCGACGGAACAGACTCGGAAGCCTACGAACGCTGGTGTAAGGACGTGCTTGCCGAGGACAAGACCGTCCGTAATCAGATACAGGAAGCACAGAACTACAGCCGCGACAACCTATGGGCCGCGCTCCAGTACGTGGTTATCGACGGAATGGAGTTGCACCATATGATCGGGGCGACACGGGTTCTATGCAACGTTTTTGCGCGCCACTTCAAAACTGTGCGTGAGAATCGCCATGCTGCTTGACTTAGGCGCGCAAATCAGAATAACTGACGCTCATGTTACTGAGGCGCTTTGCGCCGGTAAGCCATCATCAGAGAATTCCGCGAGAGCGGGTCGAGTTGGGCTCTACTGCGCGTTTGAGGCTTGCACAGCGCGAGCGCGGATCAGGGGTGCAAACCTGATGCCCATTCAACCACCGTCACAAGACGGTGTAGCGAGGCGGCCCTCGCATCATCCCGACCAACCCGAAAGGATAAGGCCATGCGCTTCATGAGCGTCATGCTTGCATTGCTATGTCTGCCGCTGCTTTTGGCGGCTATCATGCTTTCGCCGGTCATCGTGCCCGTGGCCCTTGCCCTGTCACTTGCCGTTCCGGGCTTTGCGGCGTTGAGACGAACGTCAGGCAAGAAGTCGTGGAATGTCGCATCGTACCATTCTCCGCACAGCCTGACATGGCGATGGCTGCTAAATCTATCGCTCGGCAGCATGTTCGCTCGCCCGCGCCTCTATATGTCGCCTCGCAGCACCTTCCTTGGCGAGAAAGACCCGTTCCCGTCATTCGCCTTCAACATCGGTATTGCCGGCGCGAGCGCGTCACTCAACAACTACGGCTGGCAGTTTTGCGCATGGGTTCTCGGTGTTCATGTGCTTTTCAGCCAGCAGCGGCCAATGTGGTATCGCGACCTCTACCAACGCGCTCGCGACGAAGCTGACCAGTTGAGCGGTCGAGCATGGTTCTCTGACAAGCACCCGAACAAGGTCCACGTACCGCCGCGTCCAAATGCGGCCATGCCTGCGGCTGTCCAGTAGCCCGCCTCGCATCCCATAGAGGCTAACAGGCTCAGCCTGGATATGGCTCAAGCCGGTGCAGGAGAGCGCGGCAGGCCAGTGCAGTGCGGCGATCGGTCCCGCGCTGTTTCATAGCCAGCACAGAATTAGCCGATAGCCCGAGCAGTTCGGCGCATTTGGCGTCCGAGCGGGCAAGGCCAGCCACTTTCATGTCAGCAAGCCATTGGGCGAATTGTTCTGAGGTCACGGATTAAAACCTATATGGGGTAGCCTGTTGAGGGGAGAACAGTTCACCGGCGACTTCGCCTGCCGGGTAAACGGTTTCGGCCCAATTAGCGGAATCGAACCAGTCGAAACCGGAAATATCGATTTCGTCTTCTTGCTCATAGATTACCAGTTCGGGGTCGATACCGAGTTCGTGGGCCGCAGCTAGGCGGTGCGATCCTTCCATGGCCATGTAGTAATCGCCGCAGTCGATGACACGGATCGTCGGGGCCCCCATCGCTTCCATTTCGGACTTAACCGTTTCCAACTTTTCGGCTTCCGGAGCGTGGATGGCGTAGACGGTAGGCATGTCGATCTCCTTTGTTGTTCTCAATGTATCCAACCAACTTGGATATGTCAACAGGGAAATCGAAGATAATTGGATATTTTTAGCCGCTGGTATCGAAGCGGCTTTGATTGGCTCGCCATGCGCGGGCCTTTTCATTTCCAGGCAGAGCAATGGCTGAGAACAATCTGTATTCGCTTCTTCAAAAGCCAGTTGGCATGTCTGATTCAGATTGGGCCATATTCCAACAGAAGGCTGCCGTAGAAGCGAAGTCATTCGGGCTGAAGCTAACTCCGCAGAATTCAACGCCTGCCCCTCGTCGGGAGGCCAGCAATGGCTGAGCGCGGAAGGCCTATCCTCCCACCTTTACCAAAGGATGAGGACCGCAAGGGCATCAATTGGTTTCCTATCACGGTGGTAACATCAAACTACCTCAAGGCGTTTGGAGTTGTTGATCTAGAACAGATTGAAAGAATGGGACGTAATGGCAATCTGATGCTGGTGCCGGGCATCGGCAAGAAGCGATACGCTGAGTTGGCCGCCTGTCTTGGTGTGGCAATGGGCAAGGATTGGCCGGAATGGCCATCCCGTCGCTGAGAACAGCGGATTAACAGCATGGTTGGTGTTCCCTTCGAAAAGGGCAAGAGCGGCAATCCTGGCGGAAGGCCGAAGCTCGATGCTCGCGTCCGTGAGCTTGCCCAAGCACAGACAGAAAACGCAATCGCCACGCTCGTCAGCGTCATGGAAAACGGCAAGGCCCCTGCAGCTGCCAAGGTATCGGCGGCAACTGCAATCCTTGATCGTGGCTGGGGTAAGCCGGCTCAACTCATAGCAGGCGAGGGTGAAGACGGTGCAATCAACCTCGTCCACAAGATAGAGCGCATCATTGTCCGGGCTGCTGATCGAGACGGCTGAGGTATTCCTACCTCTGCTTGAGCCGGCACGTGATAAAGGCGCATGGGGCGGGCGCGGTTCCGGAAAGTCCCATTTCTTCGCTGAGTTGATGATTGAGGACGCTTTGCGCTTTCCGGGGGATTCCGGTGAGGGCATGCGCGGCATCTGTGCTCGTGAAATCCAGAAGTCGCTCAAGGACAGCGCGAAGTTCCTACTCGAAAGCAAGCTGGCCAAATTCGGGCTTGGCGAGGCTGACGGGTTCAAGGTCTTCAACGACAAGATCGAGACGCCCAAGGATGGGCTGCTGATCTTTCAGGGTTTGCAGGATCACACAGCGGATTCGATCAAGTCGTTCGAGGGCTTTCATCGCTTCTGGGGTGAGGAAGCCCACGGCATCAGTTTGCGGTCGATTGGCCTGGTTCGCCCTACAATCCGCTGGGAAGACAAGCAGCGCGGTCTGCAATCGGAAATGTGGTGGAGTTGGAACCCACTGCGCAAGACTGATGCGGTTGATGTGATGCTGCGCAGCGATGCCATTCCGACCGGCGCAAAGGTCATTCGGGCAAATTGGTCCGACAATCCGTGGTTCCCGAGCGTGCTCGAGCAGGAACGGCAAGACTGCCTGAACAAGACGCCAGACCAGTACGATCATATCTGGGAAGGCGGATACGCCACGGTGCTGAGCGGTGCCTATTATGCGCATGCGCTCACAGTGGCCCGGCAAGAGGGTCGTGTTGGCAACGTAGCCCGCGATCCGAACATGCCGCTCAAGGCATTTTGGGACATTGGGGTAAGGGACGCCACCGCGATATGGATTGCGCAGTTCATTGGCCGTGAAATCCGGGTGCTGGACTATTACGAGGCAGTCGGGCAACCGCTGGCGGCGCATCTGGAATGGCTGCGGGCGAATGGCTACGCCGGCGCTGAATGCGTCCTGCCTCATGATGGGGCGAAAGAGGATGCGATTACCGCAATCCGGTTCGAGGACCACATCAAGGCCGCAGGGTTTTCGGTAAGAACCGTTCCCAATCAGGGCAAGGGCGCTGCAATGAAGCGCGTTGAAGTCGCCCGCAAGCTGTTCCCGTCGATCTGGTTCAACCTCTCGAAGTGTTCTGGCGGCATCGACGCAATCGGCTGGTACCACGCCAAGATTGATGACAAGCGCAACATAGATCTTGGCCCGGAACACGATTGGTCAAGCCACGGCGCCGATGCCTTCGGCCTGATGTGCGTGGCGTACGAGCCGCCGACAAAACCTGTACCTCGCCCCGCTGTCACGTACGGCGCTGGAAGCTGGATGGCGTAATGGCTGACAACGATCTTCTTAAGGAAGCCAAGGACGCCTTTGAACAGGCTTCCGACGCTTCCGACCACAACCGAAAGACTGCCATTGACGACGTGAAGTTTGCGCGTCTCGGTGAGCAGTGGCCGGAAGCGGTCATGAAGCAGCGCGAGCGTGAAGGCCGTCCGTGCCTCACCATCAACAAGCTGCCCGCCTTCATTCGCCAGGTTGTCAACGACGCAAGGCAGAACAAGCCGGCAATCAAGGTTCATCCTGCCGATAGCGGGGCTGATCCAGAGACAGCCGAGGTCATCAACGGTCTGATCCGCAACATCGAATACACATCATCGGCTGATGTTGCCTACGATACCGGCGTGGAATGCGCGGTAACTGCGGGCTTCGGTTATTGGCGTGTCGGGCTCGATTATGCCTTCGATGACAGCTTCGACATGGATATCCAGATCAAGCGCGTCATCAACCCGTTCTCGGTCTACGGCGATCCGAATTCCACCGAGGCCGATTCATCTGACTGGAATACCGCATTCGTTGTTGATCGGCTGACCAAGGACCAGTTCGAAGCCCAATGGGGCGACAAGGCGAAGGTCGATTGGGACGATACCGGATGGGCATCGGCGGGCGAACCGTGGCGCGTTGAAAACGATGTTCTGGTCGCTGAATACTGGAAGCGTGAGGAAGTAGACCGCATCATCGTTCGCATGCAGGGCGGGCAGGTCTACAGCAAGCAGCAGCTTGAGACCGACCCTGACCTGATTGTGCAGTTGGAGATGGGCCTGTTGCAGCCGCATGGCGAACGCAAGGTCAAATCACACAAGGTCACGCAGCATTTCATGTCCGGCGCGGAAATCCTCGAAAGCAAGGATTGGCCGGGGCGCTACATTCCCATCGTTCCTGTCTATGGCGACGAGTTCGACGTGCAGGGTAAGCGCTATTTCCGCTCCCTGATCCACAACGCCAAGGATGCACAGCGGACATTCAACTACTGGCGCACAACGGGTGCGGAACTCATAGCGCTTGCTCCCAAAGTGCCGTTCATTGGTCCAAAAGGGGCATTCGACAGCGACATTACCCGCTGGCAGACGGCCAATACTCAGAGCCATTCGTTCCTTGAGTACGATCCTGTTCCGGCTGCTGGCAATGTGCCACCTCAGCGTCAACCGCTCGATACCGGACCAGCCGCAGGAGCCTTGCAGGAGGCATTGAACGCCTCTGATGACATCAAGGCCATTGTCGGCATGTACGATGCATCCTTGGGCGCGCGTTCGAACGAAACCAGCGGCAAGGCCATCATGGCCCGCCAGCGGGAAGGGGATATTTCCACCTTCCACTTCGTAGACAACATGGCCCGCGCCATCAGGCACACCGGGCGCATCCTGATCGACCTCATCCCGCATGTGTATGACACAGAGCGCATTGTGCGTGTGATTGGCGAGGACGGCAAACAGGAAGCCAAGCAGATCAACGCGCCTTATCAGGTTCAGGACCCAAAGACCGGGCAGCCTGTCGTTGACGAGACGGGCAAGGCCATTGAGGCGCTGCACGATCTTACTGCTGGCAAGTATGACCTCACGGTCACCACCGGCCCAAGCTTCACGACGCGCAGGGAAGAAGCCGCAGCATCCATGACGGAAGCGCTCAGGGCATATCCGCAGGGCGCGCCGGTCATCGTTCCAGAGCTTGCCAAGAACCTCGATTGGCCGGGTGCCGACGACATTGCCGAGAAGCTGGAGAAGATGAATTCGGGTCAGATACCGCCCGAGATTCAGAAGCAGATTGAGCAGGGCAAGCAGCAGCTTGATACGCTGACACAGGAAAACCAGCAGTTGAAGCAGGACCAGTCGGTGGACATGGCCAAGGCGCGGGAGCAATCCAATCTCGCCCGCCAGAAGCACAATGACGACATGGCCTTGCAGCGCCAGAAGCTTCAGGACGCCTACGACCTCAAGATCATGGAAATGCAGTTGAACCATAAGGCGAAGGCCTTGGAGAACGGCGGCGTCGAAGAAGAAGGCCCGGACGGCCAGACAACGGTCAAGACCGGCACGGAAATCATCATGCAGGGCCTCGGTATGCTGGGCCAGCTTATCGTCAACCAGGGCGAGGCCAACAACGCACAGCTTGAGCAGATCGCCCGCGTTGTATCCGCCCCCAACGAACTCATCCGCGATCCGAAAACCGGTAAGGCCGCAGGGTCCAGAAAGGTTCTGCAATAATGGCAAACGCAATCTATCCGAAATACAAGGAGGCGCTGCTCAATGCCTCGGCAAACAGCGCCATCACTGGCTCAGG